GAGATTCCCAAGAAGGGAATGTAGAATCTTCAATATAACAATCTAATTCATTTTCAGTGACCACTTCTTTAAGAAGAGTAGTCATCTCTTCAAACTTATCTTTCCCGTAGTAAAAACATTCTCTTACTGCGGTTCCAATAGTTTGGATTGCTTGAAATCTTGCAGAAACACTCTTAGACATGACATTCACAGTTAACATTTTAACTATAGAATCCCATTCTAAGGGACATAAATAAGCTCCAACATCAGCATCCCATCTCCATTCGCGTTTCAAAAATGAAAATTTATCGATTGGAATAAAAGGTACTGATTCGGCTACTTTATCTGCCATAGTATAAACTATACCAATCTTGCCTAATTCGGCTTGAATGGCGGTATGATTAAACCAGAGTGTCTTTGGAGACACACCCATAGCATTATCATCACCATAAGTGATTAAATGCACATAACGTTTAAAATCAAAAACCGATATACCATGTTCTTCTCCTAAGATATCAAAAACATATCTCATATACAGACAATTAACTAAACCATTAATAATAACAGTAAGTGGATGACCTGATGGATTACCACCTAGAAATTTAATTAAATCTCCATTAAAGTCAATTAAGGGACTAGCAGTATCCTCAGCAATTCCTCGTAATACACGAAGATCTTCCTCAGAATAATTACCAGATGCTTTAGCAATCGCATATAAAATTTTAAATGCGGCTAGTATAACATCCATAGGCATTCGCTTATCGAATGCTTTATAGTCCCCGGCTACCAGATTAAGATCTGAGAAAAAAGTAAGATACTCTCTTATTTGTTCCCATTCAGTACTCTGTGCAACTGTACCAGGTGCAGATTCAAATAAAAAAACGTTTATTTTGTATCAATCTCACCATAGAAAGATAATATTTCCGAACTACATGCGACCAATCAGCTGGAGAACCAGAGAATACTCTAGTTCCACCAGATGCGATCTTCTTAAAAGTTTTAGCTTCATCTTTAAGATTACCACAAAATATAGGGGCGGCCAAATAGCCAGCCTCATATTGTTCTATGATTTTCTTAGATCTGTCTGAAATTTCTTCAGTAAATTCGACTGGTAAGTCAAATCCAAATTGAGAAGGTAATGTTCTTAAGAAATGTTTCTTAGATTTCTTCCAAGGTACCCCAGCGCTAGTATTATGGTTTATTTTATCCACATATGCTACGCCGGCACAACCATTTACAGCAGTAAAGTCATCATAAACTTTAACATCTTCGAGATCTTCTTTAGTAAGACCATTCAAAATATCTGCTATAAATGCTTTAGTGCATTTATCTAATCTAACAGTGTCTAAACCAGTGACGGGTGCAGCCATATCCACAGCTGCATTTCGCCAAGGCTTGTAACCGCGCATAAGAGGTGGACCATGTTTTATTTCAAAACCACGATCTACCATACTCTGTGCAATTACAGATTTCTGAACATGTGACTTTGGATTAGGTTTGAATCCTGAATAGGATCCGTACACTTCTGCAATGCCATCTTCAATAAATCTCATGACACATTTAGGATGCAATTCAACTAAACCACGCTTAGCGCTAGGCGCACTAAGCATTGGTTCATGTGATTGCATTTGAAATTCATCAAATTTATTCAAATTGGATTCAATAATATTTTGTGTTAAAGCAACACTCAATGCTATTGATGTTCCAGGTTTACCTAAATAATGAATACCACTAATTATAGGTCCGTAACCTGTTTCCATAACAAGCACACTTCCACAATCTCCCACGACACATTCTGTCGAAGAATACCCAAGATACATATCGCGAGATATAGAATCTGGGCAAGGATGAACTGTATGTAAGCAATGAGCCATATCATTAGTAACAACCAATCCCTCTTTATCTCTACCTAAATAGAAACCATCTTGGGATTGTGTTAAAAGAGATTTAGCAAAATATTGTAATATATCTCTTTTAGCTGGCAATTTATTTATTTGAATAAAAGCCAATTCGTTTTTAGGATCTCTCTTTATTTCACTTTGGTGTACAGTGAAAGCAGGGAGATTAGTGGAAAGACCAATACCCTTTTGGGAATTTATAACCTCTAATTCAAAATCCATATCATCAGGCAATCCATGATTATTACACATATATATATGTCCAATAATACAAATGCCTCTCGTATATCTAGTGGCCAATTTACCATTTACCATACGTGTGGATTTGAACATAACAGTGTTCTTTCCCAACAAATTTGAAACAAATTCTCTGCTCATACCTTGTAGACCTATAGATTTAGTGCCCACATCAAATTTAGATAGGGGAACAACATCATTGTACCATACATTAACACGCTCGTTATCAGCGGGTTCAGGCGCGGAGCCTCGATCAGTATAAGATACAGTGACGGGTTCAGAAATAGAATTCAATGGCTCATCATAAGCCACATCCTCTGTTTCTTCACTATAATTTTTAGGTCCATCAAATGGAACAAGTTTTCTAAGTTTCTGCACTGTTTTCTCCACTTCCTTTTCCTTCTTTTCAAGTTCTTTACAAACTTTCTTTACAGGATCGGGACTTAAATAAGAATACAATGTATACGCTCCTAAAATAGAAGCTAATACAAGAAGCAATTTAGAGATAATTTTTGTTTTAGGTGTAGTATTTATTCTATGACCTAAATAACAAAATATAGTGGAAGCATTACTAGTTGTAACATAAAAAGCAGACAAAGATAACAAATGTATAAGTCTAGATTTATCTAATATGTACCTCCAAGTTCTGGAGTATGCATATTTAAAGAAAAAATACATCACTACATTATTAAAATACTTATAAATTAAAGTACATAATGACATAATTATGGTAAGCCACAAACAGTCATAAACATCTAATGATTGCTCTTCTAGGTTACAAATACAAGCTAATTCAGCTCGATAACAAGTGTGGCAAATTTCAACTTCTTGTGAAGTATTGTTGCTACACATTACTTTATCCTGTTGTTTATCATGAGCAATAGCTTCTTTTGACATCCATGCTAGAAAATCATTTATATTTTCAAAAGTGTGAACTATTTCTAGTCCACCCCGTTGTCCCTCACGTCCAGTACCCACAGGTACAACACGAGAGACTTCGAAAATCCAAAAATCATTATAGGTTCCATCTTCCTGAATAGGAACACGAGAACCATCTAACATACAAGCATCTTTCGTATATTCAGGTTTAGGTTTAACATCTATAACCCAAGGCATACGTCTAGATATAGCTAAAGGACAAGAGAAGTATGCATGAACATTTAAATCCGATGTATTAGTAGTAGCTATAAGAAGTTTTGGAATAGCAGGTGTTTTACCTTTATCTTCTAAAGCTGCTTGCTCTGGTGTAAAAGCTACATTATTATTTAATAAAATAACTTCAGCCAAAGAAGGATCAATACCCTGAGCCGCTTTAGGAGCTATCATAGCCACATCATCTAAAACTATACACCACTTTTCAGTGGAAAAATTTGACCAATGTTTTTCATGGGCCAAACGTGTATATTTAAATTCTGGAGCTGTATTCAAATGAAAAACTTTTCCAAAATGTACGAAAATAGTATGAATAATACTACTTTTTCCTACACTTGAACCACCATAAACCAATACGGAAAATGGTGCCTTTCTATCTTTTGCTGCTGCAGTTTTATTAATAAACATGCAGCGAACATTTTCTAAATCTTTAAGATTTTTATCTACAGTAGATTTCTCAAAAATAGTCATAGAAGCAGAAAAGTTTTTAATATATTTACCTTTCTCAATGTTTTTATTAACATCGGAAAGATAAGAATGAACCTCAATACCATGCAACTCAGGGTTGGTTAGATATTGTGATTGTCTAATCAATTTGGCACTTTCATCATACCAAACTTGAAATTTACCTTCAGACATAAAAATTCCATGTACAGATTTAGTTATCATATATTGTTGTGCCTTTTCAGCAATAAACAATAATGTATCTAAAGATGTAAAAACGAAATCAACACCCATATGGTGTTTCTTTCGTATAGCTTCAGCCTCTAATTGATCAAATTTGAGAGTATCAAAAGATATTCCCAACTTCTCAAAAAGAGATAAGCTAAGTCCATATAACATAAAGCGATAAACTTTCTTGTATATAGGAGAATTTTTAACCATATTGTAATTATTTAAACAATCACGTAAGGTATTCACACAACTTTCATCTTCAGATTGAACTTCGTCTCCATAGAGATCTTTCAATAAATGAATAGAAAATTGTGTGATAGCAGATGAAATAAGTACACCCGAAATAGATTTTGGATAAATGATGGATAGATAATTTGTCCAACATATCAATTTTTCCTTGAAGGTCTTGGCCTTACTTAGGAAATGTATAGTAAGAAAATAGGCTTCTAGAACCTTAAATAAAGGATCTAATTCACCTACTTTGCTAACCAAATGTTGATAAAATCTAAATTCAGGTCGTTCAATACGTTCATATGCTTCACCGCCAGGAAAACATCCTAAGCGTTCAACATGTGCCATAGGATTAGAAAAATCCCTGACACGATTTTGAATATTATTGAACCAACTTGATTCTTCTTCAGACTCGTCTTGTGATTGAATTTGAAATTCATTATTTTGACGAGCTTG